ACCAAAGTTCGCTGTTCATTTCAGAAACAGGATCTTCACCGCCAATTGAAGTTAATGAGTTTTCAATATACCAAAGACCAGTTGGACCTTGGAAACCGTGATCCCAGTATTTTACCCATGGAAGATCGTCACCTTCAGCCGGTGGTAGGAAACGGATAACGGCATAACCATTACCGGCTTTATCACGAGTTGGCTTCCATAAACCATCATCACGATTTTTAGAATTGTTTGCGCCTGATGCTGCTTCGGCTGCTTTTACTAAGGCATCAATACCTTTAGAACGAGTTTGCTTTAATTTTGCGAATGACATATGTACTTCTCCGGTGTATATTTTTGTATATCTGTATGATTCAAAAACTTTTAATAATAAAACATTATTGTGTAAACGTATCTAATATAATTTTTTTAGTTACACCCAAATCTACTTCTAGGAATGGGTCATAATTATATATAAGATCTTTAACGTCGGGCCACACAATTGTATCGTTTATTTCTTTATCGACACGACCGACGAACTTAGTTAACTTATTTAATATAACGAGTGTTTCTAAGCAAATCTCACCTCCTAAGTACTTCTGTATAACTAATGGATAAGGCTCAGAATACTTTACAATTTCATCAAAGGCTTCAACATCAAATTGAAACTTCTCCAAATCAGACTTAAAAGTATAACCTAACGACTGACTAATACGTTGCCAATTTTTGTAAGTATCTTCATTGGTAATCATATCACCAACCCAATTGTTTCCTTTAGCAAAATGGGCAACGTAATAATCCAATAAAGATTTAGTATCATCAAACCTACGTGCCAACTTACCAAAGAAATACTTATCACGTCTTTTGTAATAAGACTTTGGGTTGGCACTAGTTTTGAACTTATACTTATTAGCATCGTAATCACTGGTGAAATGTAATCGCATTGCGTTGTACAGATAATAGCAGTGATACGGATCTAATGACATACTTGGTTCCTTAATTGAGTAGCTATTATAACAAACAAATGATCGGATGTCAACAACTTTATACTGGTAATCTGCTATTACTATCAGATTTAATATAATTAAACTCGACAGCTTCAGCTTCAATTTTTGACTTCAATGGAGTGCTAATTAAACGTGATGCATCCATTGTGTCAATGCTGTTATCTTCACAGATTTTTAATACTGATTCGATATAGCCAGCATTAGTATTGTGTACCATGTTTTCAACCATCATAGCAAACTTCATCGACGTTATGAAATCAGTTTCTTCAGAAATCATTGACAACCTCAACTAAACTAAACTTCAAAACGTTTTCAATAATAAAGGAACGCCAACCTTGTGCTTCAACATCATAACACTTAACTGCACTATGAGTTTCACTTGTTAATGCAATTCCTTCTTCAGGAATATCGTACCCAGGAATTTTGTTTGCATCAGTGGTGCATCGCATTTTCCGAAATTCACCATTCTTTTTGGTAAATTCAACTACACATGTATTATTGCGAAGCGATTCTAATACATAACTCATATCATCAACTTTATTCACCTGACTTCCCCTTTTCACTAATATAACCATTAACTACTAGCTTTTTATAAATGTCTAGTAATTGCTTTGGCGTAACTTCGTCACCATAACGCCATTTCTCTGGGTCACGACACAGCCTTAAGAAGCTAGCATAGTTAAGAGGTTTTACCAACTTATCCGCTTCATTGTAAACATCTTTTGCTCTTTGTAAATACTGGGCGCCATCAAGCATTTCTTCGATGGCATGCTGACACCATTCATCAAATGCTAAATCATTACGATCAATAGAAACCCCATACTTATCAAGGCCAACTGCTGACCTATCACGTAACATCGTTACGATTTTTTCAGTTGTACTCATGTTACCACTCCACGTTTAACGTATTCATCTTCTCACGACTTTTAAGTACCTGCTTCTTCACCTTACTTTCCATGCGTCTTTCAGCATTTACTTTCTTTACACACTTTGCGATTAATTTTAAACGTTTTGCTTTTGTCATAATTTATTCCTTAGCCAATCCATAGATCTATTATACAATAGTTGGCAGTCGATGTCAATAGTTATTTGACACCTAATATGTTATATCTTGAGTTTTTATTCATAGATATAAACCATTCTTCAAAAGTCAAATCAGGTTTTGCCATCCGTTGAAATAACAAAGCAGAGAATGACATATCTTTTACTTGCAGCGCGAATGCTTTGCGGTCAGGCAATAAAGATTTTTGCTCAGACCAAACCATGTTAGTCTCAGTTTCCATAATCTTATAAGCACCAATATACTTTGCAAACATTTCTTTGTCTTCAGGAAATATCGACAAGTATTCATCATGCTCATTCATTGCAATTAAATCAATAACGCGACGTGGAGTTAAAGCATTCTCACCACGAAGATGATGAGCTGCAACATAAGCAGGATTCTTGATTTTCATCGAAGGAACACCATTTTGATAAAGAACATAGCCTTCATTCAAATCACGAAGTTCCTTTGCTGCAATCAAACAGTTTTCGTAAGTATCGAACTTGAATGATTTAGGAGTATGCCAGCAATGTATAAACGATGGAGTATATTCACCAGTCGAGTTATTGCGCTTTGCAAGCAAATATGCTTTACGACCATCGTATCGAGTAACAACACGATTCTCTGGTGATACAACCTCAAAGATATAAGTTGACATGACATCAAGAAGTCGAACATCAGCCGGTTCAAGAACCGTTTCTTCGATAAGGTTTTTCCATGACAAATCTACGCCACCCATTATCATCATATCTTCTGCAGGCATAATCATTGAGCGAGTACGATATAACCATTCTCCATTATAGAAGAATAAACCAACAAGTGAACCATCGACTTTTTCGTGAGCAGTCATTTCATTAATGTTTTCAGCATCACCTGCGCCTGCCTCACCGTAATTAAAGAAGCGGTCAAACGAACGTGATACGACTTTGAAAGTGCCCCATGACTTTTCAAGGACTAACGAACGGCATTCTCGTACGATAGGATTAGCCTTTGGGGATTTGATTTGACAATAGTTCAAGCAATAAAGATCTGGATATTTATCGTTTTGCGCGACCTTGATGCCAAGTTCAGCAGTTAGGTCTTCAAGAGTGTACGATTCAAGATATCTTAATACATGCATAATGTAATTCCTTACCCGTATATACGAGCGTAGTACTCTTCTTCAGAGATTTCAGTTTTGGTGATTTTTTTATGACCATCAAAGTCATACTCGATGGTTTCCGCTGCATCAGATTCTTGAACCCAGATGCCGCGGCGGTTTTTAGCCGATTGTATAATAAAGTATTTCATAATATTTCCAAATGGTTGTTATCAATTTATGGTACTATTATATCAACAGTAGCACATTGTGTCAACAACTTTATTAGAACAAAAAAGAATATACTTATAACTATTTGTCTTTTATTTGCAATAGATTTGCTTTGAACGCTTTAATGACTTCAGTACGTTTAGCTCCAGGCCAATATATGTAATCACGTTCAGGATTAGCACTCAAGTTATTCAATAATGGGATTACCGCAGAATGCATTGCATCCAACTTATCACGAAGTTCTAATAAAGATGATTCCATTTCAGCTGATGTTAACTCAACGGCCGCGGCGGCGTTTTGTACTACCTCAAGTTCGTTTTCATTGACTGCAGTGAAACCAAAATCATTGAAATCAAAACTCATAATCGTCACCACGTTTCTTATGCTTGATTTTGCCGCGTTTGCTTTCAGCTTTACGGTCTACTTCAACATGAGCCAAGTTATATTTCCTTGCCCACTTTGCGACGAAATTGCGGTGTGATGGTTTTACAACTGAATGTTGCATTGTAATACTCCTAAAATTTAAAGTAATGTTTACAGTTTATCATTTCTTTTATGATTCTTTAACCGTATCGTATAAACCCGAAGGTAAGCAAAGACGGTCATTATTGCGGTTGATATAGAAGCAATTGCGATGGCATTTGTTATATCCATGACTTCAACTATAAGCCATATTATTACAATTGACAGTGGATAGTTAACAACTAAACCTGAGATTACGATTTCGCTGGTTTCTTTAAAAACCGCTTTATTAATGTTTACCAAAATACTTCAATTTCCTTTATTAATTTATAGATCTATTATAATACAAATTGACGTCCATGTCAATAACTTTATTAGATCGTTTAGTTATTAGGATAGTTCTTGAAGATCTAAGTTAAACTGTTCGGCTTCATTAGTTCCTTTCCAATACTTAAGTTCATCTTGAGCTGCTTTGATCTGTTCTTTAAGAGCTTTTACCATTTCAGCCGTAAGTGACATAATGTTCATCTTAAGTAAACGATCGGCATCACTTTCGGTTGCAAAGGTTTCAGTTAAAATCTGTTTAGTAACATCAGCTTTCTTTCGACCTTTGAATTTAATAACCTCATCAAGTACGGCACTAACGAATTCCTTTTTAACGGTTAACCAACGGTATGCTTCCGACGTTTCAGCTTTGCGTAATTCAATTCTACGCTTAACGAAATTTGCCATACGATATTCAATAAAGTCAATGATTAATTGTTTATGGTCGTCATATTGACGTAAAGTACCGTTCCAATCAATTACATTTAGGTTTTCAGTATGTGACTTTTTAAGTTTAAGCAAAGCGATTAACTGATCTTCTTTTAACTTAGCAAGATCGGCACGCTTAAACCTTACTTCAAACGTGAAACCATCAGATGAACACTGATCTTCAAAGCCAGATATTTTATTCTCGCTCTCAAGTTTATCAAGTATCTTTACATAGGTTTCACGATCAGTACCATAAGGTATTTCACTGATAGCAACTGTATTGCTGTTAACACGTTTTACAATTCCATAACAATCATATTGATTATCAAGCATTGCCACAGTTTTGCCTTTGAAGTCAGGAAATATAATTGGAAGGTTTTTCTTGATCTTACCAGTTGTGATGTATTCTTTACACGCATTAATTAAATCTTTTGTAGAACGCGGCAGTATGTTTGTTGCAAAACCAGTAGCAATACCTTTTGTACCATTTGCTAATACGAGCGGTATAACTGGCATATAGAATTT